TGCTGCTGCTAACTCATTTAATGTATCAAGTAATGCTGGTGCGCCGTCTATAACTCCATTTACTGCAGAAGTAATTGCTGCGTTACGGTCTGAAATTTCTGTTGCTATTGCAGATGAAATTGCTGATCCTGCTGCTGTTGCTGCCGCTGCAATTGCTTCTGACTTAGCTGTAGCTGCCTTTGTAGTAGCATCTGCTGCTGCAGTTGCTTCTGCTGCTGCTTGAGCTGCGTTAGCCTTACTTGTTGCGTCTGTTGCTGCTGCTGAGATTGCTGCTGCTTGAGCTGCGTTAGCCTTTGTAGTAGCGTCTGTTGCTGCTGCTGAGATAGCTGCTGCTTGAGCTGCGTCTGCCTTAGATGTTGCATCTGCTGCTGCAGTTGATACTGAAGCTGCGTCGCCTGATACTCTAAGGGCTGCTTCTGCTGCTACCTTAGATGTAGCGTCTGATGCTGCTGCAGAGATCGCTGCTGCTTGAGCTCCTGCTGCTGATCCTGCTGCATCGTATGCTGCTGCTGTTGCTGAAAGTGCACGAGCATTTGTAAAGTAAAGGTTTGAACCTTCTGCAAGGTCGTCTGTGTCATGATTTGAAAGGCTTGAAACAGTACCTGTTACGTTACCAACAAATGTTGCGGTAATTGTTCCTGCAGCAAAGTTTCCATTGGCATCACGCTTTACAACCTTGTTAGCTTCGTTAGCTGAAGTCGCTGTACCACCAATAAGACTTACAATGTAGTCTTGGTCTGCTTGGGCTTTTGTTAATACACCAAAACCGCCAACGGTAGCGGTGCCACCTTCAACGATAAGCCCATTTTTAATTCTAAAGTTTTTATTTACTGTTGCCATTTATATGACTCCCTTTTACTGCTTTTTTATGCTTTTAATGCTGTTCTAAAATATCTTACTTTTACTGATCCTGAAACAGGAGTTACACACAGACTTATTATACCGTTATTTTCTTCAAAAGTAACGTTAGCAAGTGTTTGATCTGTATTTGAAACCATATCTGATTCTGAAATGTAAACATCAGTTCCATCATTCAACAAAAGTATATTTGATGTAGATGTTAGGTTTCCAGCAGATTTATGGATCTGCAATGAATACTTAGCTGTCTTGTATACTGTCTTTGAGAATGAATCTATAGCTGTTTTGTTTTCTATTCCGTCTATTGTTAGATCGTTGTTTCCATCTAGCCCCAAAAGTTCTGAAGCGTTTTCTGCATCAAGGGTAGCCAAGTTAGCTTCTAGCTGAGAAACCTTGTAGTCTATTGAGTTTACATCTGTAGATCCATTTACACCAAGCTTGTTTTCAATTGCTTCAATTGCATCATTTACAGTACCATGCAGTGCTGCATGGCCTTCCATTGATTCAGTTGCGGCAGGATTGGTAAGATTGTCTTTCGATGTAGGGTAATTAGTCGCCAATTTGGCCTCCATCCAACAATGTTAATTGCGTATAGTTTGCGTTTGCATACGATGATGTTGGAGTACCACCGTCTAGACCAATTATAACAGGAATTGTTTCTTCAACGCCAGAGTTTTGATTTAAATTATCAAAGTACACAGTCTCGTTTAAGTTAACAGTGTGAACACTTCCATCATAAGCATGAGTATGCATATAAAATGGAGCGGGATCTTTAGAAGCTGGAGTCAAGTCAACCCAAATTGCACCGTTGTATATTTTAATGTTTTTACTAGTTACATTAAAGTACACATCTCCAGTTAAGCCCACAAGTGGGTCTTCTGGAAGTGTAAGAAGATTGAGTAGAGACTTAAACTTTTTAGCCATTTAAGATCCTTATCCTATTACAACTACTCTATATTCTCCAGATGCTGGTGCAACTGCAAATTTAAGTGTAACAGATGTATCTGAAGTATGTTCAACATCTGTAAGAATTTCTGCAAATGGTGAAGCTACTTCATAAATAGAAACTACTACATCTTTTGTGCCTAAATTATGGTCTACTGTATAAGATGTTGCTGAAGTATTAAGAGTAGTCTTATACTTTCTTGTTATCTCATGATAATTTGTGCCGTCATTTGTTAATGTCCATTGATCTGCTGTTTCATTCCATAGAATCTCTACATCTGCTGAGGTTCCACGATTTACTTTTAGTCCAGCATCTGCTGATGGAGCTCCAGTAACATTTGTATTAAGTACAACTTTATTATCAACAATATTAACTTCTGTTGTGCTTATAGAGTTAATTGATCCTTGTACATCAAGGTTTCCGTTAACTGTAAGGTTTCCAGCAACTGTTACATCATCTGGCAAACCGATTGTTACTGCTGCAGACTCTGATCCAGATCCTGATACTGTAATTTCGCCAGCTGTTCCAGAAATTGTTGCAACATAGCTTCCAGTGGTATCTGTTCCAAGAGCTACAGAGTTTGGCTCAATAGTGGTTGATATTGTAACATCGCCCAGATTGGTCATTGTTGCAGAACCAGTTACATCTCCTGAGAGTGTAATTACTGGGTCTTTATTAAGAGATACAGCTCCTGCTGTTACTGTAAAATCTGTTGAGCTAAATGATGCTACACCTTTATTGGTATATGTTGCGTCTTCTGCAGAAACTGTAATTGTGTTATCTGTTACCGATACATCAATACCTTCTCCGCCAGCAACTGTAAGTGTGTCTGTAAGAAGGTCAACCGTGTCTGTTCCAGTATCTCCAGCAACTGAAAGGTTAGTTGCTACGTCTACTGTTCCTGCTGCAGTTAAACGACCTTGTGCGTCAACTGTAAATGTAGGAATTGCTGTTGTTGATCCATATGAACCAGCAGTTACAGATGTATTATCTAAATCAATTGTTGTTGTTCCAGATGAATCAACATATGTTGCTGTTAAACCAACTCCGCCAGCAATAGAAGAACCAATTACATCTTGTATAACCTCTGTAGAGCCAGACATTGGCATCCATGGACCGTTGGGTGCTGATAGTCCATTGTAGTAATACATTGTGCTATTTGATGTATCGTAGTAAATCTGTCCAACTACTGGGTTTGAAGGCGCTGAGCCTAAGTTTTGGATTCTAGCATTGAGCAACTCATTCTTGTTGAGATCAACGCTAACTAAAAATTTTCTTGCCATTTGCTATCTCCTTATGACAGGTATGCTGTCCCTGAAAATGGTTGAGCCATAGTCAGTGTTATTTGATTAGTACTATTGTAGTCTATTCCAGTTTCCAAAATATCTCCAGCACTGGATTTAACCGTTACGTTTGGTTGATATCCTAGTCCATGAGTAATAACAAGAGAATACACTCCCATTGAAGGGCCAGTTACTTGAGCTAGCTCCCATGAATAAGCTAATGTATTATTTGTTAAGAATATTTTGCTTGCTCCCGACCAAGTTACGTCAGAAAGTTTTGGTCCGTGAAATGCAGCGGACAACATGTCAAAGTAAAAATCTCCAACTAGACCTAGATTTGCTGCTGGGTCTCCAGTGCCATTTAAAATGGTTCTTCCTCTTGGACCTTGTGGTCCAGGTGAAGAAATTACTACTTTGTTTATTTGCTCTCGAACAACTACAGATTCAGTCATTAAATAGTTACCGATCTATTTAGGGTCATAAACCCTTCAAGGAGCTTTATCTTATTACCATTAGAATCTATAACCATAACATCATAAGATGATTTTGGATAAAAGATTTTATTTGTTTGAGTTGGTGTAAGTGTTACAGTTAATTTACCAAGAGGACCATTTATTACTATACCGCCGCTTGGAGATGTTAAAGTTACTGCTAACTTTGTTCCACCCTTTACATCACGAACCTGCATTTTTGCAGATGCGCCAGTTAAATCAATAGCATTATCATTTTGGTCTTTATATTCTACTACAAAGCTAAATGTTGCATTTTGATCTACTTCGAAATTCTTTTGTCCTGCCATTTGCCATAGTCTCCTAAATAGGAATACTCCTGTACTAATTTTAGCACAGGAGTATTTCTAATTGACTATTTTTAGTTTTTAGTGAATCCGAACGATGGCTCGTTTGGATTAAGTGCCTTCAAAATTACGGGTGCTGTGGCAGCAAATCCGCCCAACATTAGGTCTCTTGGACTAGTGTTGCCAGTCATATACAGAGCAATTGCTGCTCCTAGAAAATGACGTCCATAACTTGCCAGTGCTGCTAGAATTTTCTCTTGCATTGTAACCTTTCCATCTCCATTTAGATCTTCTTTAGCTTTTGCCATTTTTGATCCTCCTTATTTCTAGGCGGGTAGCCTAGGAATTTTGAGCCTTAGCCCAATTCTATAATTGTACCACTATGCGCTAATATCTACCAATTCGCAGTTACCATCAGAACTGCAGGCTAGAGTAGCGTTTACAGAAGTTCCATCTTCTGTTTCATAAAAAGATAAATCTTCCCAACGAATAGACTTTGGCATTTTTGCAACAAGAGCCTCATACTCTTCTTTTGTTACTTCTTGGTATGGAGCTTGCTTGTATGTGTGATCTGAATGAGGAAGAAATGAAATTCCTGAAACCTCATCAAAGTTCTTATATACCCAGGCTCCAACTTCCATCCATTCCTCTTCTTTTACTGAAACGGTAATGGAAGGCTTATGTTCGCACCAAGCACGTTGATAAACAAGCCAAGTGTTTAGGTGATCCAAAGCTGTTAGATCACTTCTTACAATAGCGCCATCTGGAGCTTTTACTGGAAATGAAAACACATAAGTTTCATTTGGTTTCATAACATCGTCTTCTACTGGAATTCCAACTTCCTTTAAAAACAAAGAAATTGGATCTCCCTTTGAGCCACGAACTGTACGGATATAGTATGGAGAATGCCATGGGTGCATTCCTGAAGACACTCCAACTAGTTGAGAAACTGTACCAGAAGGCTTTACACATGTAATAGCTGCAGACTCGGGAATCCCAATCTTTGCTGCCTCTTCTAAATTAGTTGCTCTTGCATATTCACGAAGGCCTTCAAGTGTTTTTTCCAACTTATCAAGGCCTTGTTTACCTGAAAAGAACTTGTGCCCAAATTGTCCTGTTAGAGAAACTCCAAGCAAGCGCTCTTCTTCTGTGTTGTCTTTCCAAATCTTACGAAGATACTTAAAGTCTGTTAGCGTTGACTGCCAAGTTCCAAGAATTGTAGCAAGGCGTACTTTATTTGATACATCTTCAACCGTATCCTTTTCACGAAGTACGACTTCTGAAAGATTGCAAAACTGATAGGGTCTAAGAATAATTTCTGAACAAGGGTTCGTCCCATAATGAATTTCTGGATCTCTTCTTCCATACTTTGCTGCTTGTGCTTGTGCTGCTGCAACATTGTATATACCACGTTCACCTGATTTTGAGTCATATAGATTCTTCCATTCTGCAATAAATTGTTCCATCTCTGGCTTGCGAGAATAAGCTACAGAGTTATTTGAAAGTGAACGTTGAGTATTGTTTTCCCACCAATTACCAGATTTTGCTGCTGCCATTTCTATATCATTAATGTTTGAAAGAGAAATCATTGCAGATCTACGGACTCCTCCAACTACAACAACTTCTCCAATTTTACACATAATGTCGTGTGCCTCAATTGGCTTTAGCTGACGGCCTGCAGCATTCTTAAACTTTGCAATTGTGAAATCAAACAGATTAACTAATGGTTGTGGACCTGAAGACCTACCGCCCATAGTTTTAAGTCTTGCTCCTGCTGGTCTAACTTTTGAAACATCAATTGCTGGGATTTGGCCCGACCAAAGTAAAGCAAGAAGCTCTCTGTATGCTTTTGCCCAACCTTGTTTTGAATCTTCTACGATTATAACGGTAGTAGACTTTTCAAATGATTCTGGGACGGAAGGAAGCTTGTTAACATACTTGTATTCAACAGAAAACCCAACACCTGTTCCACACATCAAAATATACATTGTTTCATCAAATGATCTTGGGCTATCCACTGGAACAAATGAACAATTATATCCAGCTACATTATCTCTTTCTAAAGCTGCTCCAGATGTCATCACGGAGCGCATTGAGGGCATGACATTTCTTTTAAATACACCGTCTTTTAATTCCGCTACAAGCTTCTCATCTGGAATATAATTATAGTTTTCTTTTAGGTGGTTTAACATAAAATCAAAATAACGATCTACTGTTTCACCCCACGTTTCACGACGATTCTCTTCTGGAATCCATCTAGCGTAACGAGATAACGCAATAAAATTTTCGTACGGGTTTTCAATAGTATTAGACATTTATGTAACCTGTTTCTCCGCCTAGCGGTTTAATTTAATTTAAGTAGAGTCTTATTCTACCAAACTTTTTTAAGAAAGTGAAGGGTGATTAATAAAAATGAACAATTAACCTATTATTATTAGTTAACTAAAACACATATAATGATAAATACAAGTTGACATATTAGAGTTCTTAATGGTATTCTTATAGTTCGTTATCTCTATTGGAGGAAATGCCTATGGAGAATATAAAAGAAAAACTTAGCGATGTTTTACATCACTATGTTGCAATATCAGTAGCTGTATTGTTTTTATTTACTGGTCAACCAGAAATGATTCAAACAGCTTCTGCTCTGGTTGTAAAGCCAGATGTAAAAACCGAAGCACAACTTAACAAGGAAAAGCTGGAGAAATTCAGCAATACTGTGTGGAAACCATCAGAGTCTTTAACAGACAAAGAATTGGTTGAACTTCTCAAAGCTGTAGGCTTTGAGGGTAGCGCCCTTAAAATGGCGTGGGCTGTAGCTAAAAAGGAGTCTAATGGACGCCCAATGGCTTATAACGGCAACAGGAACACTGGAGACAGCTCCTACGGAATTTTTCAAATCAACATGCTAGGAAACTTGGGTGATGATAGAAAAGAAAAATTCAAACTGGATAGTAACTACTCGTTATTTGATCCAGCAATTAACGCAGAGATAACGTATTATATGACCAATGGCGGTCAAGATTGGTCGTCATGGAAAGGCTTAACACCTAGAACAAAAGAGTGGCTAAGCAAATTTCCATCTAAAAGTTAGAAAGGAGTTATCATTAAGATACAATTAGTATCTCAATATTTAACTCTTTCGAGAGAAGGTCTTGTTCCAGAAATGGCTTGCCCATTAGATCAAGGCCTTCTCTTTTCTAATATTGACAACGAAGATAAAATTTTTATTTATTGTATTTCTTGTGAATACAAAATGCATATAGGATTATCCCTCTATAGCAAAATGATGAAAGAAATAGAAAATGTCCATGGAAAGCAAATTTGATAAAGATCTAGTTTTAGACATGTCCTCAAGCATACCTTGTGCACATATACCAAGAGCATTCCTTGCTGAAAAGGCACTAACAACAATTCAATCATATTTAGAGCTTGCTAAAGTTAAAGGTTTAAATACAATTGATGAGGTCTTAGAAGACATGAAGGCAAAAAATGCCTGAAAGCAATTCTAGCAATTTAGAGGATAATTTGCCTATGGTAAATTATATAATGCTTCATAGAGTATATGACGTATTATGCCTAATTGCTAAGCAGCTAGGGGATGTTAAAGAAATAGAAAAAATGGTAGAATATCATAAAGAAGGATTTTTGCTGGGACCTGCCCCTGCATTTATTTCTGAGGAGAAAGATGAATAGAGAAGAAGTAATAGACCTCATGGTTGAGGTTTTTAGTGAAATCAATAAGAGCATGGCTCTAGCAAGCGGTATGGAAGAAACTGAAGTAAATAATTTCATGGAGCAAAGCACTCCATCTATCCATCACGCATTGAGTGCTGTTTACGACGTACTTGCTGAAAAAGAACTTGTAAAATAGTATTGCTTTCTAAAAAATCATGCAATACAATATAGTTGTGTAATATAAATTACACTATGCGGATATAACGCAACAAATACCCTAAAGGATCCGCCTCCTTTAGGGTTTTTTGTTTAAGGGGTAAAATGGACTCGTATTTAAGCAGATGGACAGAAGATTCTAATTTTGTAAAACTTCATAATGATTTTAATTTAATATGTAATATAAACAATGAAATGGATAACGCCTTGTATGGAAGAATTTATATTCTTAGACAACTTGCAAAGCAACAGTCTATCATAAACCCTTATCTTGATTTTGCTGAATGCGGTGTTTATGCTGGAATGACAATGTTTTTTACAGCAGAGTTTTGTGACAAAAAGTTTATTGGAATAGATTCTTGGGAAGGAGTCTCGGAGCCAGGAGAATTTGATACAGACTATTTTAAAACAATAAAGCTAAAATCTGAAATGGCTTGGGCAAAAAACAACTTGTCAAGATACGATAATGTGGTTTTAAAAAAGGGATGGATACCAGAAGTATTTTCTGACATAGATGAATCTACATACTCTTTTGTTCACATAGATGTTGATTTATACGAACCGACAAGAGACGCAGTTAAATACTTTTGGCCCAAAATTATTAAAGGCGGTGTATTAATATGCGATGACTATGGTTCGTTAAAAACAATTGGCTCCAGAAAAGCAATAGATGAAGCATTTGAAAAGCACAATATACTTGAGCTACCTACTGGCCAAGCTATTATATGGAAGAAATGATATAATTAAATTATGACTACATGGCTAAAAAAAGAATTTGAAGATAGCGGATATACAGTAGAATGCCCTATTGATGGGTTACTGGTTGTTAAAAACTTTATAACGGAAGAAGACATAGCAGAGTACTATAACATAATAAATAGAACCACTGAAGAAGAATGGGACAAGTGGTACACAGACCAATTAAAAGTTTTTACTAAGTCAAAGTTTGGAAGAGAAGATGTTGAAAATCTAGTTAAAGAAGGATTGTATGAAATAACATCTAACTGGAACGATAAAAATTTATCTTTTATTGATTCAAAGATACACAGGAGCGTAGACCAAAGATTTAACGATGTTCTTGCAAAATCTGGTGAGAATCTTGTTCTTAGTGGATTTTATTTTATCCAAAGAATGTACAACGGGATACAGCTAGTTTCTCATCATGATCAAAATACTGATGAATCGATTCAGCATGCTGCAGTCATATACATAAATGACGACTACAATGGTGGAGAAATATTTTGGGCTAAAAAAGAATTTGAAATGAAACCAAAAGCTGGCGACATGTTACTTTTTGGTGGAGATGCTGAATGGGAACATGGCGTAAGGTTTGTAACAGAAGGACCAACACGATACGTTCTTCCAGGGTTTATAAAAATCCCAAACTTTTACAATAACTAACTAATATTAAGTTAAGCTAAAGCAAAGAAGAAGTAGGTCTTCGTTTCCAGAATGAGATATAGTCTCATTCTTTGGATCTGGAACTACAAAGTAACCGCTATTCTTTTCAAATGTATTTGCGGGGAAAATGCTGCTATTTAGATTACCATCTAGTACCATTGCAAAGTATGTGCTAGGTGCAGCGTCTTCTGAGCCATCAGATAAGCAAATATCATTTAAATACTCTGCCGCTTCTGATGATGAGATAAGAGTGGTGTAGTATTTTGTAATAAATACATTTGATTCTCTGTTATCTGCTTCTTTAATTTTTTGTCTGATATCCTGGAAGATTGCTCTTACTGGTACTCTTGCATGAGAGTAAAATGTCTTTGTTACGTTGCCGTCAACTACGACCTCTTTTTCTTCATCTAATGCTGCGCCTAGCCACTCTTTAATAGTAGCGTTTTCTTCTTCAGTAATAGTTAAAAATCGTGGTTCTTCAACAACACTACCAGAAACTTCTGGCTCGTCTCCAGCGTGAGTTACATCATCTAATATTCCCATTATTTTACTTCCTTCCATTTATTAAAAGATTCTATTTGTTCTTCTGTTCCAAAATTCAAAACAAGATACTCTTCTCGTTCTGATAATTCTAGATCTGTTTCCTCTTGCCATTTAATAGTTAAATTGCCATCTTTAATAGCAGAATTAACATCATCTTCTGGAAGATCTGCATTTTCTTTCTTAAACTCATCTATAAGGAAAACATCAAATTTTCTCCACATAAGAGTTATTGCATCATCTTCCAGTGTTTGAAAAAAACTCATTTAATATCTCCTTTAATTTGTTAAGAGTAAGTATATTATACCCTACTTGTTACATGAACACGAAGCTAAAAAGTGCGGCGAAAAGTGAGCCGCGAAATTAGAGACCATCATTTTCATCTTCTATGATTTGGTTCATAATAGCTATGTACGCCTCTAATTCATCCCCTGTAGGCCCTTTTAGATCATACTCTGGTACACCAGCATATATGATATAAAGGAGGGCGGAAAGGGGAACATCATAAGCTCTCATATATGTATTATACTCCATAATCATTAAACAAAGTAGGCCTATTGGGATTTGAACCCAAAGTCGCTTGTATATAAGACAAGTGCTTTAACCAGATTAAGCTATAGGCCCTTATATTAGCCTATTATCTGTATGAGTATACCAAGGATAAATGTAATGACAGCTACTATGGCTATTTGGCAAAGAAGTTTCACTGTTTTACCCCCGTTTTTTTATTTAAAATTTTTTTTGATCCAATGTAATTTTTTATATCCACCAAAAGGATGTGATGCTATAGGATTTGTTATTTTACCTTGAGCATCTTTGTCGTACTCATTTAGCGAAGATTCCCAGGAATCTCTTTTGAATGGAATTATCTGATACATTGGTGTTCCTATAGGTATTATCCCAGAAAAATCTTTTTTTAGCAATAGTGGTAAATTTGATCCTGGCATCGCTTGTAAGTACGTATCATGCTCTACTACTCCACTTAAAGTATAGAATGGCAAATCAACTCTGTTGATAGGATGAGTAATTAATGCAGAGTATCCTTTAGGTAATTCTGGATTCCATCCTGGATGCCACACAAATTCCATATCTGTATAGTCGTTTGGTATTGAAAAACTATTGTCGACTTTTCCTCTTATTTCACACATGCTACTTTTAGATATTAGTCGACCAGAATATATTTCAATCTCTTCCCATGTTTCTTGTATATAGCCAAATCCAAAAGAGTCTGCAAATGGAGGACACATTTTAATTGTTTTGTCTGATTGCCTGCCGTCTCTAAATGCTGGTATATTTTTGTACCAATCTGGAGTATATGTTCTTGCAGGTTTTGGACATGGAATGTTTTTTTCTGCAAACTTGCTTACAGGGTTAAACTTTATAATATTATCCATCAAATAGGTCGCTATGCAGGATATCTTTGTTTATAAAATCCTTATAGTTGTCATATGGAACAACTCTTGGATCCACATACCAATCTTCATAAGCTTTACCGTTAAATATAACGTTTTCCGTTACTAATACATACCCAAGGTCTTTAAGCATCCTTTGAGATTCCCCCTGAATAAATTCTTTATGCCAACGGTCTTGATATCCATTGTGTTCAAAGGTAATTGTTGAAAATCTGTACTTTCTAAGTGGCATATTTTTTAGTGCCTCAAAAGTTGAGAATGCTGGATGCAGATCCATCTGTAAATAATCTATATGGATAGGGTAGTTGTTTTCTATGAAGTATCTTTCATAGTTAAACCATCTGGCATCTGTCTGTAGGGTTTTATTTTTTCTAGTTAGGTTGTAGTCATGTGCCCTACTAGGGTCATTTTCAAATGATAGGCCTTTCCAGCCATACCTAGTTTCTAGCAAATAAGTATTGCTGTTTCTTTCTGCCCATCCCCCACCTAATTCTACATAGGTACCGTTATGTTTTTCTTTCAGCACATTTAAAACAAATGACTCTTGACTAGCTTGACTAGTGCTTCCTTTTATCAGTTTTGGCATCTGTTCTTTACTTTCTTGTATGATTTATCTGGGGATATTAGATTTTAGGAAAGCCCCCCTACCCCCCAAATTTTAACTTTTTGGAAAGATAGAGAAGCGTTCCTGAAATACCCACAGATTACATCTGGTACATATTGAGTTTCAGGGTAAGCCCCCACAAAGCAAACTAAGTGTAGCATTTTGATTTTACCAAAGTCAATAGCTAATATAAAAGCTATACTGATCAAGGAGTATCCTATCATAACACCGCCATATATTCCAGTCGACTAGGATTTCAGATTTATAAAAATGTTAATATATTTTTTACATGTATGATACACACCCTGGACAAAACGGACATTTCGGATAGTGCGCCCATAATTCTTTTGGTCTTGAGCGTGAGTGTGAGCCTTATCACAAAGGTTTTTTTGCGACACGCCCGAGATTTGCGTAAATTTGTCAGACCCCCATGCTATGCTTAAGGTATAACAACAAGAAAGGAAGTTAAAAAATGACTTCACTAACACTAGAGCAAAAAATTGCTAAGGCTGCTCACCTTATTGCTGAAGGAAAGGTCGTATCTTTCCGAGGCGCTTCATTTGATACATACATGAAGGTTGAGCGCCTTGCTAATCGTATCAAGCAAGAGCAAGAGTTTCCTCAATGCCCTTGCGGAGAGTGTGAGTAAGGTCACACCGACACACCTCTCCAACCTCCCCAATTTGTCAGACCCCTATGCTACACTTACAACATAACAACAACGAAAGGTCAGAATAATGACACTAGATGAATACAAGCAAATGGTAGAGGCGCAACGCCTTGCCTCCCTAGCAATCGCCCTAGAGGCACTAACTAAGTCAGAGGCTATCGCTAAGGAGATGAATAAATAATGTCATACGCATACTCATACGAAACTAATAGCGTGTCTAAGTGGGATACTATCCAATCAGATGTCGCAGATGCATACTCATACCTAGATGAAGAAGAAGAAGCGCCAGCGCTTGACTTTGATGACTTTGATGATGAAGATGATGAAGAACTAGCAAAACTATACCAACTAACATGGGAGAACTAATAATGACTATCACTTACTCAATTTGGCAAGGCTCTAAACTAATCTCAATCGACAATGTAGCGCATGAGGCTAAGGCTATTGACAATGTAATACAATCGCTCAACGATAGCGAATTAGGCAAGGTTAAAAAGTTTACCGCTAATGTAATGGACATAAAGGTAACAGCATGAATAGACTACTTACTACACTAGTGCAGTTATCCCTTGCCCTCCCCGCCCTATACATGGCGAGGATCGTATGGCATGACTTTAAAGCAGAGATGCGAGAGATGTGGCACGAATCACACTAGCCTAACGGCGTGTCGGCTTGACAATGTCAAGCTGGCCCGCAAAAGAGCGGGGTTATCCACAGGGTTACGGGCATCTGTGGAAAACCCCAGAATTTATGTGAGATTTATCACATAGGCTGAGCGTCTCACATCTTGGAATTACTGGCTAGTAAGTAGAGAAATGTCAGACCCCCATGCTACAATTCCACTATAACGAAAAAGAAAGGTGGTCTCAAATGACTACACTAACAAATACACATACACATACTCCACACATGGAGAGCGTATCTACTACCTATGGCATGGGCGTAGATGTCGAATACACTTTCTGCGAAACATGCGAGCAGAACATAGATAGAGTTTATTTCTATGATGACTATGACCGCTTACCATTTTACACCGATTGGAGTTTAACTAAATGAAAAGTAATTTTGAGGTAACGCAAGAAATAACCGACCTTGCTAAAAAACACTATGGCGAAATGGATTTAGCCTTTAAGTGGGGTTGTGCTCAAGCACTTCTTTCTACTAAACAATTAGAGATTATTCTAGGAATACTAAAAGATAAGGAAAATAACTAAATGCCAATTTTTAATTTTGAGTTATTTGTAGATGTAGAAGCAGATGATTTTGAGTCTGCTTACTCATGGCTAAAGGCTATGCCACTAGAAAGACAATTAGACTTTCATGTAATTGATTACCGACAGATGGAGGAATAAATAAATGACAACAGATTTCGAAATCGCTTTTGCGATTAAACAATTATTTGATGAAATGCTTGATGATTGTTATCCCGTGTATGAAATGGGTAACGCTGTTTTTTATCCGTCCCAAATTCTAAAAGATTGCGACCCTATTGCATACAATGAGGCACTTTTAGATTTCGAGGATAATTACTTAAAAGATAATGCAGACGATTTGGAAAGGCTAATGAATGAATGACTTTTTTGGATTTGAGAAAGCGATTGAAATCGATCATCTTACAGATGAGCAAATCTTAAAGCTTGAAGAAATTTTTAAGGATTTCGAATAAGCAACGGCGTGTCGACTTGACAAAAGTTGATGCGCCCGCAAAAGAGCGGGGTTATCCACAGGGTTACGGGGGTTATCCACAACCCCTGGAATTTCCGACACGCCCGAGATTTTGTGATTTTTATCACATGACTTGAGCGTCTCATTATTTGGAATTACTGGCTAGTAATTACCTTTTGTCAGTGCTATCCGCTATAATTGCTACTATCAACAAACGAAAGGCGGACTCAAATGTCAGCAAATGTCTATACAATCGAAAACCTACTTGTAGGAAAAACCTATCACTCAAAATCATTAAAGGGTGAAATCATCTCAGCGGAAAAAGATAATTCCGTATGGTATGCGGATTGCGAAACTTATAAGGTTCAGGTTAGACCTCATTACTCAGCACCGCTAAATCTAAAAGATACTTATCGCTATTTAGCCGTAAAAACTTCCGATTAAATAAAATCGAAACAGGGGCAGTTTAGAGGGAGTCCTCGCCCAATGTCGTAAGTAAGAACCCTCACAAAATTTGTCAGTGCTACCTGATACAATAACTAAATAAACACACGAAAGGAAAACTAATGTTAGATACAAAATACATTGATGAAAACGAATTTTATTTCATCAAAGACGAACAGAGATTTTGTTGTGATGAGTCACAATTTAAGTATGTCTGCAAGGCTCATGGCGAGGCTATGGGTTGCTACTATTGCGAATTCGATTACTCAAAAGATTGCGAGTGTGAAGGATAATGATTAACTCAGTATTAGCAATAGATTGCCAAGATTGCCACGGACACGGAGTAATTTTTTTTGGTGATGATAATGATTTCGATTGCGAACCTTGCGATTGCGTAGATGACGGCTCACTATTTTGGAACGGAGAAAATGACTAATGTATAAATTAACTTGCGCCTATGACGGCAATGCACCACACTGGACGGCTGAATACGAAAAGGAATTCGGTGCTTGGGAAAGTTTCTTTCGCTTTACTGATTGGGGTATGGCTAACGAATTCTCAACAGTAAACATAATGACGCCAACTGGCAAAATGTACACCAAAGTATTTTACAGAAATGGAATGGTATCAGTTAAATGATGACACGAAAAGATTATGTCGCGGTTGCAGAAATTCTAAAGTATGCAAGCGATAAAGCGCACCCAGCACTATTTTCTAAAATGGTAAATGATTTCGCTGAAATGTTTGCGAAAGATAATGACCGATTTGATGTAAATAGATTTCATGAAGCGAGTGGGTATCATGTCCCAAAACTCACTACGAGATAAAGTAAAACGAATTCAGGAATTGCGCCGCAGTAATGCGGCGCAACCTGTTCGTAATAAGAAAAAATATTTTCGAAAGATCAAACATAAAAATAAATATGCAGAGTGATGCATAGCTATGCAGGCCCGCAATACTGCGGGGTTATCCACAGGGTTACGGGGGTTATCCACAACCCCTGGAATTTTGTGAGATTAATCACAAAATAAATTAGATAAAGCTTGGGCGTGTTGCACAATTTGTCAGTGGCCTAGTGTATAATACTCTTATACCAACAACGAAAGGCAAAAAATGATAGTAGAACACAATCTAAAGTTTGTAACAGAGTTTGCAGACAATCATCCAGTAACTCAACAGGTCATGGCACTTGATGAAAATACTCGTATCTTTATGCTAGAGTCTATGCTAAAAGATTTAGTAGCACCACGCCTACAACCAATTCTTGATGAAATAAATGCTAATGGCTCTTACGCAATACTAAAGGTGGCAGAATAATGGGATACAATACAGCATTAGATTTATCTGAGGAATTAGATTTAGAAGTAGCATTAGGCTATCACTTACAGGGTAATCATTACCCACCCGTCCCACTTTCTATGGTGCCAGTATGTATCGAGGCAATTGACTTTGCTCATGATGACATGTGGGATGAAACTATTGAAATGCCTGATGGTATTACTTACAAGGGGCAGACATGTGCGCCAGTGTGGGCGATCATCGAGGCTCACCACTTACACGCTTGGCTACCTGAGTGACTAAGGTCACACAATAACTTTCTCAAATAATGAGATAGGGCTAGACTAATGTCAGACCCCAATGCTATAATTACCAACCTAACAAAGAAAAGAGGCAATAAATGACAATCAACGACAAGTTGTATCAGGTAGGCGATTTATTCACTACCCTTAAGTCAAAGAAAACAGGTGTGATTAAAGAAATCCACCCACAAACATCTGGCTCGGTGCGTGTGCTACTAGAAATGCCCAACAAGGAAACTCGTTGGACTTCAGTATCCGCTCAAACACTACTAGGCGTTTAATTTAATGGGAGGGGGGTCGCAGAAATGTCAGACCCCCCTGCTATAATTACTTAATCAAACCAACCAACAACGAAAGAAGGAAACAAATGGCTAGAGGAAAAGCAATCAGCGTTAAAATCGCAACACCAAAGGTAATCAAGGCACTAGAAACTGCACTAGCAAAACTAGAGTCAGATTATTCATCACAAGAAGCAAACGAAGCAAAGTATGAGAAGGCAAGACAAAAGTGGCAGAAGGAACTTAGTGACTATGCCGTTGCCAACATCAAGAAGGCAGAAAACTTCCGTACATCTTATCGCTCATGGAACAATACACTAAACATTGACTATGACTTAACAGTTGCAGAAAAGGACTTGCCTAAAGAGCCTCAGCGTGACTTTGTTGTTATGCACCAGCATACATACAATGACCAAAAAGAGGAAATGCTTAACGCAATTCGTATTCTCAAGATGACAGATGAGGAAACAGTTTCCACATCAACTTATCAAGCGGTTGCTCGTTATCTGTAAATAATCCAACGACCTGAGTATGTCGCCAAACTGCTCTCCCTTTAGGGACAACTACTAACAAAGGCAACAAAATGAAAAATCGTTTCAGAGTAGAAATCTATGATGCAAACAAAGCAAATGATTTAACAATTTATTCAGAGCAAGGCGTAGACAAGGAATACTTAACTGAGTTAGCATTCTCTAATAGAGGAAATTTCTTAGGGGATGTTCGTGCTTATGTCTATGATACATTGAAGAAGACTAAGACTACTGCTCTTTATCTCCCGTCCGAAGTTATCAACTTCAATCGCAAAAATCAATTGACTAGGGAAGAGTTAGGTCTGTAAAGATCTAACACCAGTTGCATATGCAGCTGGCCCGCAAAGCTAAGGGGTTATCCACAGGCTTACGACCACTTGTGGATAACCCTGGAATTTTGTGAGATTAATCACATGGATCAATTCGGACATATTGTAACTAATCATAGACAATGTCAGTGGGGTCTGTTATACTTACAACTAATCAAACAAACGAAAGGTAAAAAATGGCTCATAATCTAGAAATGGAAAATGGCGAAGTTGCATTCGCACTTCGTGGCGCACCTGCATGGCACAACCTTGCAAATCGCATCTTTACACAAGATGAAGATGTTACAACTCAAATGATGTTAGATGAGGCAAAACTTTCCAACTGGAATGTTCGCTTGTCTCCACTAACTGACCATATCTCAGATACATGGAATGATGTATCTAATGCTCAATTAGTTATTCGTGACAACCCATTCAACAATGGAACTGATGTTCTTGCAACTGTTGGAAAGCGTTACAAGCCTGTACAGAATGAGGAACTATTCGCATTCGCTGATGCAATTCATGATGCTAATGCTGATTGCCGTTGGGAATCTGCTGGCTCACTTCGTAGCGGTAAGGTTGTATTCGGTACAGTGGATATTCCTCGCACAATGGTGCTTGACCCACAAGGCGCAAATGATGCAACTAAGTTGTATCTAATTGTTTGGACATCTCATGACGGGTCAGTTGCTGTTCAGGCTGCTGTTACTCCTGTTCGTGTTGTATGCCAAAACACTCTTAACCTTGCAATGAAGAATGCCAAGCAATCTTTCAAGATTCGCCACACGCAATCTGTTGAAGGTCGCATCCAAGTTGCTCGTGAAACTCTTGGGCTTGCTCTTGGCTACTTTGATGAATTCGAGAAAGAGGCTCAGGCTCTTTATTCTCAATCAATCACTGATGCTGAATTCTCAAAGTTGATTCAGACAATTTATCCTAAGCCAGATAAGGATGCTGCTAAAGTTGCATTGACTAAGTGGGAAAACAAAGTCGTGCTCCTTGATGAGTTGTACCATAACTCACCAACCAATGCTAATATCAAGGGAACAAAGTGGGGCGCATTCAACGCACTTACTGAACGCCTTGATTACTATCGTTCAGGTCGTGGCAATTCTGAAACACTTATGGCGGGTGCATCAGGCTTTGACCCAATTCTCACCGCAGAAAAAAATAAAATTAAAAAATTAATTTCTGCGTTCTAAATAAATAAATTCCTGAGCATGAATAAAAACTGCTCACAATTTTTTCCAGGTCCATTAGCTCAGTTGGTTAGAGCGCTACCCTGTCACGGTAGAGGTCGACGGTTCAAGTCCGTTATGGATCGCCAAGCGCCCTCAAAGCTAAGGGGGCAAAAAGTGTGTTACGACTCACATAAAAATCCCCTGGAAATCCTTGATAATGTCAGTCGGATCCTGTATAATTCTACTCATGACCAACGAACTAGTATCAAGTAAATATACCTTTGTCTGCGACCCAGACGAATGCGATTCATTAATAGAACTAACATCATCTGATGGATTTGGCTTTCCTTCAGGTGTGACAACGCTCACATGCCCATGCGGACGCAAGACCACATTATTGTCAGTGGAGCATGCTACAATTACACCAACAACAACGAAAGAGGATAAAATGGAAACAACAACAGACAATCACTACTTGACACGGGAATTTCTTGAGTCACAGTTAGTTGAAAATAAAGCCCGCATTGTGCAATTAGAAGAGCACATCCAGCGTGTGACACAACGAGATTACAACACTGCAGGTGTTCTAAATCAGTTGCGTGACAACATGAAGGTATTTACATTAGAAGGTCTTGATGACGACTCATTGACTGAGTTTCAAGCAGAAGAGATTGCAAGCATTTGTGGATTTGAACTAACAAATGAATTTGAGTTAACCGTAACTGTACAATATTCAGTTACAGTTAATGCTCGTGACGAGGAGTCTGCTATCAATGCAATTCATGAAACAGACTTTGACACAGTATCTTATGATGAGCCTATTACATACATGTCATCATCTATCGATTCAGTAGAGGTGGACTAATGTACTTTGAACTCACCGCTCCTGATAGGCTCTCCATGGAGAGGGCCTATTGGGATGCACAAATCACAGGGCTCGACCCACAAGCAATGTCTCCATTGACATTCAACATTGGAACTGGTAGTATTGAGAAAGTAAGTAGACTTAGAGATAAGTATAACTTAACTGAATCTTATGTATCAGACTACGAAACCACAGGTTATTAAGGAGAGATTATGTCAGAGTATAAGGATGGATGGGATGACGGGTATAAGTTTGCCCGTGAAGAAATAATGGAGAAGTTATCAGAAATTGATATCAACGATATTGATTCTTGGATTCTTGACCGTCTTTCTGAAATGATTGAAGGCGGTTCTCTATGAGAGACAGAGAGTTCATTCCATGTGATGCATGTGGATCAGCAGATGCAATGTATCTAGTTAAACTAGTAGATGGTGAGTTAGCTTTTTGCGGTCACCACTACAATAAAAATAAGGCAGGCCTAGACAAGGTAGCCTATGAAGTGATAGAATTAGACAAGATAGAACCAGCAATACCTACTTTAGAAACGGCGGAATAAAATGGGAGACAGAGCAAACTTTGGGTTTAAAGACCAAAAGGGTGATACAGTATTTTTATACGGGCACTGGGCAGGATACGACATGCTAGCAAAACTAGCAAATGCTGTGCAGGCTGCAGAAACAAGATGGCAGGACCCATCATATGCAACACGCATTGCCATCTCACATCTAATTGGAGAAGACTGGAACCAAACATTATCGTGGGGTATCTATGTCAACCAATTGGGGGACAATGAGCACAAGGTGCCTGTAATTAATTGGGCTACCCAAACGTTTACATTATACGAGGAAGACTTAGAGACGGTTGTATTTAGTTCATCCTTGGCATCATTTGTAGACAAATACAGTCGACTAGTTATGGTATAATTAGACTAGGACTAAGGTCCTGGTTTTAATAGGAAATATAATGGTGCGTCTATCAGTCTTAGGGCCAGGCGCTAAGTAAAGCGGGTTTATTTCTTTCGTTGGAAATCCAGGCAGCCATTATTCAATACCCCCAGGTAAGATCTGGGGGTTTTTCTTTGCCCTCAAAGACATGAGGGTAGCATATTGTCTTTACGACTGTCAATTATATTCGCTGGAATTTTCTGTGATGTTGACCACAAAGCTGAATCATGTGGCATGTATCACATGCCAATTCTATTCCATTTGTCAGTGGTCCAATGTATAATTATCACATATCAACGAAAGGATATAAAATGCCAAATTGGGTATATAACGGTTTAACTATTGAGGGTAATCCTGAGCAAGTTAAATCTTTAATTAAACAAATGAATAAGCCATATGTAAGCAAAGTTCAATCTCGTGGTGATTTAGCATTTGAGATTAAGCATATCAAGCATGTTAACCCTATCTTTAGTTTTCATAATATCTATAACTATATAGATGATAATGTTACTGACGAGGTTTATCTTTCCCAGCCCGACTTTGGTACGGTTGGCGACAAGAATTGGTACAAGTTTGAAACTAATGACTGGTACAACTGGAATATCCGCAACTGGGGAACTAAGTGGGATGTTGCTGTAACAGAAGAAGAAACTAGTCCTACTACATATATGGAAGAAGCCGAGAATGGCGAGAACTATGTAGTCTATTACAACTTTGAGACGGCATGGTCAAGACCTCTTCCTGCTATATCTAAACTATCTGCACAATACCCTAATCTACTATTTACTTTAGTATATGAAGAAGAAACAGGCTGGGGTGGAGAAATGGAATTCCTCCGTGGAGAAGTTATTTCAGAATCATCATATGATACAAAATGTAACAACTGTGATGCAACAGATACATTTGAGTATTGCGACAATGATTGTGGCGAGATATGTTCATCTTGTTTCTTTAGCCATGATGCTGACCTTGATGCTATGGCAATTTGTCAGACCCACATGGTATTATTACCTTCTATGGAAAAGGCGGATGCATAATGGAAGCATTTACAGATACAGTTGGAGAACATATCCTTGGAGCAATTCAAGTAGATATTGAGCAACATCTATTTGAGCAATGGAACAATTCTAACTTAGAAGAAGGGGAGGCATATGCTGAATACAAGTTCATGCAATTTGCTCCTGATAACTTAAAACAATCATACAATGAATACTATGGTTATATTGAAGGAGATGAGTTTTTACTATGATTACCAGCCAAGAACTAATTGATTATATCTATGATGACAACTTAATCCATTTTGATGACAGAGATACATCAGATGATTGTGATTGTCACATTCATATAACACTTAATACTATGATTAAATATATGGAGGCAATTGAATGCTAGGTTATACAATGGATGATTTGGATGAAATGAGGGCTGTCGTTACTAAGGCTCTATATGATTCTAAAGGACTGCCGACTGAAAAAGGATTAGAAAAGACAGCAGACTTTTTAGACGGGCTTTGGTCGGAGGGCTACTTTGACTAGATCATCACACTTCCTGGAATACATGAAGATACATTTAATTAGTCTTAATCAAGATTTAGAGGATGCTAGAAATAATGTACCTTTAAATGAAGATGAGTATTTTGAATCAGATGCTTATTACACTGGTGCCATTGATACTATGGAACATATTTTGTCAGTGGCCAATGATATAATGATTGATAACGAAAGGGTATATTAATGATTACTGCAGAAGATATTGGGCTCCCGCCCCATTTGCAACGCATGGTAAATGCAGGAGTATCAGGCCTTGATATCTTGCATGGAGAACTAAAGAATCTAATGCTCATTGACGAGCAATTACTATCTGAATATACAAATCAGGATGATGAAGAGTACGACCAAACTGTTAATAGATTAAATCTTGAAGGACATCTTGACGCATTAGTAGAACTATATAATCTAACATACCAACTATCATTTGCGATTGGAGCACGGAATGAAGCCTGAAGATAAAGATAAACTAAACGAATGTTTAAAGATTCTAGACAGCACTGACCTTGGTCTATCCCTGGTTTGGTTGTGGACTTGGTCAACAATCAACAACATCTTTGAGGATGAGACCTACAAGCAGAACTGCACCATAGATGAGATGTGGGACCACCTCTGCGAGGCTGTGGAGGCTGGCCAAGGGTTCTCTTTGGAGTGGGGTGCCGAACAACATCAAGAAGAAGTTTTAGATTGGATGTTAAGCAGGGACTACATCGTAGACCCTGAAGACGAGCAGGAGGAGGACGAAGATGAAGATGAGTGATGAATATTTAAACGATCAACTTAGTAAGGCCCAAGCCTTGCTATGGGGTGGCTCCGAAACAGAAAACATCGAAGCGCACAACATTATCTCTAAGTTAATTAAAGACAAGATAGAGCAGGTGGGACTATGAGCAAACAATATAAAGTCTATGGAGATATCATTCAGGATTACTACATTGTAGTAACTGCAGATGATAGCGATGACGCATGGTATAAGGCAGTATCAAGCCCGAAAAAGGAATGGGTAAAGGCTGCTGCTAAAAAGGATAAGATAGAGCCATACCAAGTAGAAGAACTAACAACTGAATAAAGATAGCTTTGGCCGTTATGGACAATTCGGACATAACGGTCATTAAGCTAAGGGACACGGGCAAAAATATTGCTTTACGACCCTATTTACAAAACCCCGAAATTCGGATATAATATATATAACAAAGATCTAGAAAGGATCAAACAAATGACATCAACACCAACAACAACTCGTGAATACCTAAAGGCCCAGGGAATTACTGTAGGCAAGCGTGGTCGCTTTTCAGCTGCAGCTCTAGGCGTTATCAGCAAGGCAGCACAAGAGGGCGTAGTCTTCACAGACAAGAAGAACGTCAAGTAATAAGCTAAGTGTGGGGTTCCTCCTCTCTGTGGGAAAACGGGAAAGGGGAGGAACCTCGCTTCATTTACAAATGTCAGTGGTCAATGGTATAATCAAAACGAAAGGCGGAACTCATGGCTAAGGCGAACGAATTCAAAGCGGCAGAAAAACTAACAGACTATCTAAATAATGCTAACTTCTCACCAGCAGTAATGGCTAATGTACTAACAACTGAACATACCTTGTATACACAAGACAGGCTAATGGAACTAGTTAGATATATTATCCAATATAATTCCCTTAGATTAAAGTCAGAATGGGATAAAGGATATACATCCGAAGGATTGCTTTTGGCTGATGCTCTTAACGATATGATTGAGGCAAAATACGGGGCGGTGGATAGAAACCTAACTATTAAATCCCTTGAAGAAACAAGAGTAAGAGATAGCAAATACATAATGGACTTAGATTCATTCTAAGATAGCTTTCCCCTATGGGGCATATAGTAAATATACTATATGTCCCATTTTTGTATGCCCATCTTATGGGCCAAATTTCTT